CATTTTAGAGAAAGACGAAGATGAAGAAGATACTGAAACTGACGAAGCTGATGCTCCAGCCGAGTCCGATCCGCCTCGTCGGGAAAGAAGACGGAGTGGAGACACCGGAAGACGGTGACGAACTTCTGCCGCACTTCACGCTTGTGGTCTACACCGGCGGCAAGAGGGACGATGCAAAACTTTGTATCGACGGTCTCACGAAGGCGGAGATCAAATTTGCGGAACAGGAACCTCTTCCAGACTGGAATCAGGCAAGTCTGATGTCATCATGTCATCCGTTGCCTTTTTCATGTCTTCCCATTGCCGCCATACTTCATACGCAGGTTTGATCTCATTCGCCCATTCCTCCTGCCAAGTCTCTTGTCTATCTGGTTGTACAGAAGGAGACGGAGTAGGTGTTGGCAGGGAATTTTGCGCAGCCCTATACCGCGCAGCCTCCTGCCCGGCCTGTTTTTGTTGCGCGGCCTGTTTTGGTTGCTCAGCAGCCTTTCGTGCCGCCTTTATTGCTGGCAGCAAAAATGCTACGAGGACACCAATGATAGCGATAACGACAAGCAATTCCACCAAAGTGAATGCTGACGGTTTCATATAGATTTATCTCCCTTCTGATGTTGTCATTATTTTTTCCAACCACTTATTGGCCTGTTCCATGTATTCCAGTTCTTCCGCCTTGGAAATACTTCTTACGTCAGGAAGGTTTATCGAAGTCGCCAGTAAGCGATCAATTTCTTCCAAATCGTCTTTTCCCAGAACCTTGCCGATCAAAACCATATCTTCGATTCTCCTGATTCTTCGGTCAAACTCTCCGAGTTCATCTCTGTCTGCGCAGTTGTCTATCCATCCACGCAACCACCAACGCCGCATTTCATGTTCGGACAGCATTCTCCAAAGCGAATATGCCGGACGCAATTCATTCGATACAATTCCTTTGCTGAATTGATCCACAGCCTCTTGATAAGGAGAATCACCAAGTTGCTTTTTGAAGGACTTAATCTCTTCTGCCGTCCGTTTTGAAAAAAGCAGATATAAATCCATTGCATTCGTTATTGTCTGTTGAACTTCCAGACGCTTTTTTCGCAAATTGATTATCTGCTCTTTACTGTCAGCAGCAGAAGTTACTTCCGCACTGCAACTGTTTGTACACAGTATGAAAAAACAACACGCGAAAGGGATAGTCGTAACAACATGTCGAAACAAGTACGGCATTGGTAAAAAGGAGGGAGAATGGGAATCAAAGGGAAAGCCACTCTCCAAAATCAGAGAATGGCGACACAAATGGTTACACCAAGTCGTCGTCCGTAACGGAAATACATGGGCAAATTTGGGGCAAGAGGATCATTACTTGAGGTCGTCATATATCGAAAACGAACCGCGGTTGAGATCATCCCTAATCTGTCCAGTCCCGGTTGGGACGCTCGCCCCAGTTGGGACACCGGATAACAGTAGTTCAAGTTCTGCCGCCTTCCTATCGTTTTCCCTCCGTAGTTCTTCCAGATCGCCATCGAGATTTAGGAGTGCCGCAACTTCGTTATCCATGAGATGAGCAATGGACTTGGTTCGCTCGTAAATTTCCATTTGTGCTTTATACTCTTTGAGTTCGCGTTCCATTTCCGCGATATTATTGTTTATAGGCGTCATCTGTGAATCAACTATTGTTGCTTGCCTCTCGTAGAACTTCAACAGTTTGTTTTCACGTTCGATGTCGGTATTGGCCTGTTCCACTTGGGTTCTGAATTCATGGAGAGTGTCATAGATTTCTTTGCCTGTGTAGTTTTTGGTTCCAATCAAGATGGTTTTCGCCAAGTCTTCCGGCGATGCGTCAGCAGGTTCGGGTAACTCCAATTTCTTGGCGTACTCCCGCAAATTGCCGAACGACTTGATAGTTTGTTCTTTTCCCTCGTTGAGTCGTCTGATTGTTCCTTTGACTACTTCAGTCTCGACGAAGATTTTTCCAGAGGTCTCTTTCAGTCCATCTCGGCGTGCTTTGGCTTGAACGAGTCGACCTTCCATTCGTTCAGAGACGGTTGCATCCCTGAATTGTTGTGTAAGCCGTTCTTTCATGCCTACCGTGGCATCTTTAACATCCTTGCAACCGACGGGAAGGACGAGAATAATTCCCATTGCCAAAACGGCGACACACAAGCATAGACGTTTCATTTTTGTCTCCTTAAATGAGGGGCGAAAACCAAGCCGAGCCCGGCAACAAGAGACGCTCAAGAACGGGAGCGCCACGCTTGTGAAAGACGGAACAATCCCTCCGACCAAAGAGGTGCATCACTCGAATGAAAGGCGCAATGCTGATTCTGTCCGTAGACTTATACGCGCACTCCCTCTACGGGAGCAACGCAACTCTATAAGTCACCGATAACTTTCTACCCGGTTGCCCGTTGGTCTAGCAGAAAACCATCGTCCGCCGAAGCGGCTTTCACAAATTCGTTGTCGTACTCGAAATTTAATCCGTCCGGCGGTCAACCGGCGCGGCATTTCTAATTGTGTGGACAGTGTATCACACTTTTTTACCGGATGCAATACCCCCCAGTTTTTTTACCTCCTATCCGGGGACAGTGCTCCGTCCTCGACTTTTGCTCGCTGCGAGGTTAGTCGGCATGGGTGAAAAAAATATCCCTGAAGGCGGTCAGAGTCAGTGTGCGGTACTCGCGTCTTGTTATGAAACGACGGCGGAGGCGATAGAGAAGAACACGATCCGAACGACGGAAGCGGCATTCTCGACATTGAGAACGGCAACGCAAACGAAGATCAAACCGGACATCTGGGGACCGTTTCTCGATCAACTGGCCGTCAAAGTTACGGAAAGACTTGGTGGGAGCAACGATGTCCGAAAACTCGGTGTGATTTTTAGTGAAATCGCAAACGGCCTGAAAGCGGTATCTGATACCGAAGAGGGGATGTTGGAGGAACCTCCCGAATTTCGCACAAATAGTCAAACAAGATTGCGGTCTGTAGACTTCCTCCTGTCTCCGGCCTATAGCCTTCAACCCTGAAAATAAAATGAGACGAAAATGGAGAATGAGTAACTGGAATCTCGAACAGCTTTCCCGGCGCGAGATCGTTCCGCTTGAGGAAAACGGCTGTATTTTGAACGGCTGTATCCCGCAGGACGATTATGCGGAGGCGGTGTTTGAGGAACTGGAATCGTCGGCAGTCGCGTTCGGAACGCTGTGGGAATCGGGCGACATGCCGGTTCTCAAGATGGACGACGCGTTTCGCCAGTGGCGAAAGCAACAAATCGACGAGTACAAAACGCTCCTGTCGGAACGGATTACCTGCCTCTTGCCCTGGCAGGTGTTACGAAATTTGTCCAGCGACCACAAGAAATCCGACCGACTGTATTTTTCACAAGGTTCCTTGGGTTCGTGCATGGGGCACGCCGACGCCTTCGCTCACCACAGCACGACACTTCAATTGATTGCTCGTGGTGCGCCGTTGATTTATGCGCCGTTCAATCCTGTCGTGACGTGGTCGATTACGAAGGGTGGTTCGACTCGCGGTGGACAAAGTGTTTCAGAAATGGCCAAGGGTGCCAACGGCATCGGACACTTCCCGGAATACCTCGTCGGAACGAACAACCAGAGCGTTCCGCCTTACAAGGATCATCTGGAAACGGCGAAGCAGTACCAGAGCGCGATTATGTTTTTGAACTATCGTGGCAAGGAACTGGCCGACGAGATCATCCAATGCTGTGCGTCGGGACTTTCCGTTGCGCTTGGCAACAGCACTGCCGTCAGCGGTTCTGCCGTTGATTCCAACGGTGTCAAGATTGCCGTCCTGCGAGGTTCGTGGGCACATGCAACGCATTTTACCGCCTACCGTACCGTGCGAGGCACGGAATACATTGGCTGGGTCAACTCGCACGGAACGAGGTACAAAACGTCCGACGAAGGCGAACCCGCCGACATGTGCTGGATGAACCGGGCATTGGTGGAACAGTTCGTTGCCACAGCATCGGGTTACGGATCACCTTATGTCGTGATTCCTGAATCCGTTACGAAAAAAGACACGTCACTTTACGTCAAACACTCGATCCCGTTCCCAACCATTTGGAGATCATGATGAATCGCTTTACCGATTATCTGTACGCTTCTGTGCCGAGCGTCTGCCTTGCCGTTCCCATCGCCCAGATTCTTCCAGACCTTGCATTTCTGCATGGCATCGAAAAACTCGGCATCATCGGCATCCTTGCCGCTGGCATCCTCTTTTTTGTGCGGGAACGCCGTTCCTTCATCGCCAAGAGTGGTGAACGACTGGAATCCGTCGAAAGACGATTGCATCTCCTAGAGACGCAAGTGGTCAACGGCAATGACAAGGTGATCAATTTGCTTGACCGGCAACTTGCTACACTTTGCGAAATCAAAAATGGCCAGGCGGAGAACTTTACAAGGATGTGGAACATCACGCTCCGCGCCATGAACGGCACAATACCCAACGACGATGTTTAACGTTCATTTTAAGGCGGCGAAAGGAATGTTCTTTGACCGCGTGAAGATTACCAACAAGGCGGACAAGCAGACAATGAAGGCCTTGTCCAAGTTTGGTGCGTTCGTCCGTCAAACATCCCACCGTTCGATTCGGAAACGAAAAGCCAGTTCACGTCCCGGTCAGCCGCCGTCGAGTCATACCGGAATACTGAAACAGTTTATCTTTTTCGGTTACGATTCCAACCGGCGCAGCGTGGTGATCGGGCCTGTGAACACTTCCCGAAAGGCAAGCAATATTCCGGCAACGTTGGAATACGGCGGAACGGTCAAAATCTCACACGGAGCCGCCAAGGGAAAAACGGCGACCATTGAAGCACGGCCTTATATGGGACCGGCCTTCGATGAAGAACTGTCCAAGGTGTCCAAACTCTGGGCACCGTATTAAATGAAACGATAATAAGGCTGGAGACTGTAGGTTTTAGGCTGTAGTGTTGTGTGGCACTTGGCCTTTCCTACAGCCTCCGGTCTACAGCCTACAGCCTATCAGAGATGGCAAATGCACAAAAATTCAGGCTCGGTATGAAAGGGAAGCTCTTTCATGGACCGGGCGGCTCAACCGGTGTTCCGACGGGCGAACTCGACAACGTGTCCGATGTGACGATCACGCTCGACGCGGCAGAGGCGGACGTTACCACGAGGGGAAATCAAGGATTTCGCGCAACGGTCTCTGGTCTCAAGGAATGCTCCATTGAGTTCACGATGATGTACAAACCGAACGACGTGGGGTTCAAAGCGATCCGCGAGGCGTGGTACAGCGGCGATCCGGTTCACTTGGCCGCGCTCACCAGCGCAACCGGCGAAGGGCCGGTCGGCGACTTCTCGATCACCGGTTTCAAACGCTCGGAACCGCTCGAAGAAGCAATAAAATACGACGTTACGGCCAAGCTCACCGAATGGGAAAAATGGAACGAGGAAACGACACCGCCGTAGGCGAAGAGGAGACGGCAGATTGCAGACGGCAGACAACAGAAATTATGGAGAACGAAGTTCGATGCTCTTTGCTGCTGTCTGCAATCTACCGTCTGCCGTCTTTCACTTCCCACTTTTCTCACTTTTCACTTTTTTTATTATGAAAACTTTCAAGGACAACGCGGGGCGCGACTGGTCGCTTTCGCTCACTATCGGCAATGCCATGATGGTCAAGGACCGTTTGGGCATTGATCTCTTACAGCCGGAGGTCGGCGATCCGCCGCTTCTGACGCGGCTCGGCACTGACGAGATGCTTCTCGCACAGGTGATTGCCGCACTTCTGGAATCGCAATTCGAACTGCACAAGGTCGATGTTGCACAGGTTTATCAGTGTTTCGACGGGCCGACCTTCGCACGGGCGCACGAGGCGTTTTACAAGGAACTGATTGATTTTTTCCACCAGCGCGGTCGTCAGGATCGCGCGACGGCGGTGGAGAAACAGATGAAGATGATCGTTGCCGGAACGAAAGCGGCGGCGACAAAGGTCGAGGGGATCGATGTCGATGCGGTCATCGACCGTGCGATGGAGAAGGCCGATGCGGAGTTACAGAAAATCAACGAAGTGTAGATGCCGACCCGTGGCAGAGCATCTGGCGTGTCGGCGGCAGTCTGCATCTGGCTCCGCGTGATTTGAAGGCATTGACGTTACGTCAATTGGTTTGGATGACCGAAGGGCGGGACCGGTTTGTTTGGAGTGTCGCGTCTTCATTGATGGCATTGACTGCCAATTGCCACCGTGATTCCAAGGGAAAAA